ATACGGACACAGGAGTACACCGCTGTCATCTGCATGGCGCTTCGCTCGGTAACAGCCTTGCCGGAGGTGGTGCCGCCGAAGAAAAAGGTGTAGCCGCTCCCGGCGGTGCGGTTCTGGGGAGCGTCCCGCGAACGGAAAAGGCTGCTGAAAAGGCCCATAGAAATCACGCTCCTTCACTGAAAATGGGCAAAAGAAAAGCACCTACCGTTTCCGATAGATGCTTTCAGATAGATGTTTGTGCCTGCGGCATTATTCCATTGCCGGAGGATTATCTAATACAAAGTACGTCATGCTGCGAATTGGGACCCCATCCTTTTCAAACCTTCCAAAGCCCCAGACCTTGTCTTCTCGAAGCATAAGTGTCTCAAAAACAATTAGGCCGAAGAACATTCCAGACTGGGTTTGGTTCTGCCCACAAGCATAGTACAGGGGTTCATAGACTGTGCCAGTCCAGTCGCTGCCGGGTAACCATCCTGCAGTATTGATGTCTTTTTCATCAATCTTCTCATTGATGACGTCAACCACTTTTTGATAATCTGCATCAGAAATGTGGCTTTTCCATCTATCGAAATCTCGCTTATGGGGGAGGGAACTGACGTATTTTCCTGTATCAATCGAATATAGCATACTATAACACCTCACTCTTTGGAAGATAAACATATCCGAAATGAAACTGTGAGTTGGAGATTACCTGTTTTAGGTTTGCATCGGTGCTTCTCACACGCAACATGGCAGCCTTGATAGTAGACTCTTCACGGATGGCTGAAATTTTGATCCAAATTCTCGCCGTTTCATCTCCACGAAATTCATATGGGACACAGGACTGTTCTCCCGGACATTTTATGGCATCTCGATCAGAAACAATTTCCAGAACATTTGCCGTATAGCAAATATCGTTAATACCATCCCCGAGCGCAAAGAGAATACGAACGTCCTCACCTGATTTTACCAGTTTGTTGTAATAGTCGACTTTCTTTTTTGCCATACCAAAATGCAAAGACTCAGTGGAAAACCATGTAAAGCCGCAATCATTCTCTCTACAGTTTCGTATATATGCTTCGATTGTGCTTCTTCCGTCCATTGCGGCACCTGTTACGCTGTATGAGGTCCCTAATTTCATAAAAATATAGTCGTTCAAAGCTCTGGTATCAGTCCGCTGCAATAATGCTTGCTTGGCAGTTTCTACTCCCAACGCACTTTTTTTTAAGTCTAAATACAAGGATTCGTCCTGACAGAGCATATAAATCTCAAGCATTTCTGTTAGTGCCGTAGATTTTGTAATGCCCTTGATTCTGACAAATTCATCGAAAATTTGCTGTGTACGCTCATCAGCATATAGTGACAGATAGCCAGGTCTTCCCATAATTGCACCTCCAAAAATGTACCGCAACTTTCTACACGACCATCTTATCACAAATATCTTCATCTGTCAACAGAGATGTACCGCAAAATTCGATACGAGAACCGGGCGTCAGATAAACAGCAGGCCCCTGGTATCATAAACAGAGGTGGCATCCTGACAGCGGATAGCCCGGTCGAGGGCCATGATCGTTGCCACGATGCCATCTATTTTCTCTGTGGACTTGTCCTTGTCCGGCTTGATGTTCCCAGCCGGGTCCTGGTGCATGACCACATTTTGGGCCATCCACTTCAAGACCGGGTTGCCGCCGTGGTTGATGCGGCCCTCCATCAGCAGCTTGTATAACTCCTTGGAGGGCGGGGACATATCCTTGTAGCCCTGACCGAAGGGGACAACGGTAAAGCCCATGTCCTCCAAGTTCTGAACCATCTGGGTGGCGTTCCAGCGGTCGAAGGCGATCTCCTTGATGTTGTACCGTTCCCCTAAGTCCTCGATGAACTTTTCGATAAAGCCGTAGTGGACCACGTTGCCCTCGGTAGTGTTGATGAAGCCCTGCCGTTTCCACACATCGTAGAGGACATGGTCGCGGCGACAGCGCAGCTCCAGCGTTTCCTCCGGGAGCCAGAAGAAGGGCAGCACCGTGTACGGCTCCTCCTCCGACCGGGGCGGGAACACCAGCGAGAGGGCGGTGATGTCCGAAGTGCTGGAGAGGTCGAGGCCCCCAAAGCACTCCCGGCCATAGAGATCGTCCAGGTCGATGGGGCGGTTGCCCCGGTCGTAGATGTGTTCTGGAATCCAGCACACAGTGGCGGAGGTCCAAATGTTCAAGCGGAGCTGTTTGAACACATTTTCTTCGGCGGGATTGTCCAAGGCATTCTGGTAGGCGTCCCGCACCCGGTCAATGGGGATTGTGTGGCCCAGGGAGGGGGTGGCCTTGTACCAATTCGCCTCATCCGTCCAATCGTCCTCAATGCCCAGGCCGTACACCACAGGGTAGAAGGAGGGGTCACTTTTCCGCTCGTCCAGCAGGTCGAGGGCCTTGGTGTGCAGCTCATAGCAGATGCTGTTCTTGTTGGTGCCAGCAGTTGTGATGATAAAGAACAGCGGCTGTTCGCGGGCATCGCCGGAGCCTTTGGTCAGCACGTCATAGAGCTGGCGGTTGGGCTGGGCGTGTATCTCGTCAAATACCAGCCCGGACACGTTCAAGCCATGCTTGGTGCCGGTCTCCGCCGAAAGCACCTGGTAGAAGCCGTTGTTGCTGTAGTTCACGATGCGTTTCTGGGCGGCGGTGATCTTGGAGCGGCGCATGAGGGCCGGGGACATCTGCACCATCTGCTTTGCCACATCGAAAACGATGGATGCCTGGTTGCGGTCGCAGGCCGCACCGTAGACCTCCGCCGACTGCTCGTTGTCAGCGTAGAGCAGATACAGAGCCACCGCAGCGGCCAGCTCCGACTTTCCCTGTTTCTTGGGAATCTCCACATAGGCCGTGAGGAACTGCCGTTTGCCGTTCCCCTTCACGATGCCGAAAATGTCCCGGACGATCTGCTCCTGCCAGGGAAGGAGCATGAACGGGGTCCCAGCCCACTTGCCTTTGGTGTGGCATAGGTTCTGGATGAAGGTGACGGCCCGGTCAGCCTTGGCCTTGTCGTAGTGGGAGGCAGGGAGCATGAACTTGGACGGGGTGTATTCGTATGCCATCAGGAGCCACCTCCCAGCAGTTTCTCCATCTCGTCCGCAGGCTCCACCGAGCCGTCCCCGGCGATGATGCGGCTCCGAGCCGAGGGAGTCAAGCCGAACTGCTCACAGAAACGGAGCATAATTTTCATATTGGTCTGGGCGATGGACACCTGCGGCACTTGCTGGAGGTATCCGTTGGGGGTGCGGATCATGGAGCCATGCTGGGTGATGAACTCCTCGGCCTCTTTCCAGCGGGCGTAGGCTTGGCAGTAGCCAGCGAAAGCCGCCATGTCCAATTCGGTGAGGATGCCCATCTGCTCCAGCACCTTCCCCATGCGCCGCCACTCCCGCTTGGCCTCGGTGTCCAGCCAAGCCGGACAGCGGGGAGCCTTGCGCTCCGGCTTCGGCTCGTTAGCGTTCAGCGGGCGCTTGCCAGGGTTGCCCTCCAGCTCTTTGATTGCGGTGGGCTTGGGTTTGCGGCCTCGGGTCGCCATCGGAACCGCCTCCTCTCTGAAAAAAGTGTATAAAAAATGACCTGCCCTGCGGCAAGTGGTCGACAAAAGAACAGGCCCGCTGTATAATGGGGTGGATCATACAGCAGAAAGGCGGTCCCTGCCATGAAAAATGAACCGGAAAAGCGGACGTGGTCCGGCACTATCGTTTCCATCCAGCCCCGCACCACTGTCTGGCGGTACCGCCTGGACAACCGTACCCACTCACACATCGGATATAACCTGTTCCTGGACGGTGAAGTCAACGGACTGGTGGGGCCTTTCTCTGTGGCGATTTACGAAAAGCAGCAGCAAAAGGCACAGTTTCGCATCGGCGACAGGATCAAAGGCACCGCTTGGACGAAGATGTACGCGGTCACCGAATATGCCGACTACTATCGCGCCGGGACGCTGAAGGTAGTGGAACGCGCCGCAGAACCAATAGATGCCAGTTCTCCGCCGCCCTACCTTGCGCCGCTGCCGGATATGGGAACCTGTGAGTGCCGGGGTGCCCGGATGCTCAGCGCCTCCTGCTATAAGGGAAAATGCTTTCAGTGTGTCTGGGCTACCATGGCGGCGGTGGCCATCGAATACGATTGGGGCGTCAGGCAAAAATACCGTTTTGAAAGTTTCTGCTATGGCCCAAAATCCTGCAAGTTTTACAAGATGGGCAAGCCCCGCGCCGTACAATATAAAGGAGACGGTTCCTCCTATGATG